CTCGGGGGCCTACCGCCCACCCGGCCGCCAGGTGCGGTTCGTTCGCTTCGACATGCCCGAAGCCTTGCCCGGCCCGGTACAGGTTCGCCGACACTCTCGACTGCTGGTAGAGCCTCACCGTGTCTTCGTTGTCGAAGCATTCTTCGATGTCGTGGACGACGAACCGGCGGAGCGGAGATCCGTCCGGCAAGCCTTTCCAATGGCCGGCGAGCGCTACGTCAAGTCCACCCCAGGTGACCCGGTCGAAGAACTGCTGACGGGACGGGTAGCCGGTCCCGACGAACCCGAAGTCGTACCGTTTATCGACCGTCGAGTCGGGTCGATGTACGTCCGGCCGGTACGAGTGCGGCACATAGTGCACTCGGTGGCCGGCTTGCCGGTACCGGTCCAGGTTCACCGGATCGTTGATTACGGTCAGGTCGGGGGCGGCCTGGGCGACCAACGTCTGCTGTTTGTCGTCCTCGTAGGGCGACTCGGTGAACAAGCAGACGGTCCGGTGAGGTCGCCGTTTCCATAGATCCCATGTGAACTGGTTGACGAAGAAGCCGGACACGACGACGATCACGTCGGGCATCAGTTCGTAACACTTCGCTTCGAGACCCTTGTTGACGAGGCTGATCGCATCGTCGATCTCGAGCTGGGCTCCTTCCACGTTCAGGTTCGTGTAGAAGGCAAGCCGGTCGTTCAGGTTGAAGCCGCGAACCTGGTGGCCGAGCTCGGCGAACGCCGACGCATACCCTTCGTACACGTCGGATACCGAGAAGTCGGGGCCAGGGTGGACGATCAGGATCTTCACAGCGACCGGTGCTCCCAGTCCCCGAACCGGTATGTCCACGTCGGGATCGGTACGCACAGGAATCGGGCGCCGGCCTCGAGGGCTCGCAGCCACAGATCCCAGTCTTCGTGGCGGGTTCGGGTCGGGTTCGGGTCGTAGCCGCCGAGGTCGCGAAACAGGCTGGTGCGGATCGCCGCGGCGGACGGGATGTAGTTGTCGCGCCGGAGCCGGTCCGGGTCGAACGGCACCTGGAACTTGCGGGAGGCGATCGGCCCGTCGACTCGGCACCAGCTGTAAACGATGTCGGCCCGGCCGGTCAGGTACGGCTTCAGGTGCGCGAAATGGTCAGGTTCGAGCAGGTCGTCGTCGTCGAGACGGAACAGCCATTCGGACGTCACAGCGTCCACAAGGCCGTTCAGGACCTTCGCGGGACCTTCCCGGTCGTGGTCTACCCGGACGTGCCAGGCGGCCGGAGGGAGCGTCTGAAGGGCCACAGAGCGGGCACAGTCGGCGAGGAGCCGTCCCCGTTCCGGCAAGGTGGCCGTCACCACCTCGATCATGTGGCGTAAACGTCGACGACGAGCTCGGCCGAGTAGTACCGAGTCGTGTCGCCCATCACCCCGTAGTTCCGCATTTCGGTGACGGAGGCGCTGACGGCAGCGCCGCCGAGCGTCGGGTTCGCTTCGATCTTCGCTGGGATCGACGTGCTGCCCGAATCGGCGCAGAATCCGTCGAGTTCGGCCTGCCCGGCTTGGGTGTTCACCGACGCGGTCAACACCTGGATCGTCATGCGGACGTTCGCTTCGCCGGAGAATGCTTGCCCGTACTGGACGGTGTCCGGGTAGATCACCGCACACGGCACCTGCGGGCTGTCCGGCACCGACGTGTACACCCTGAGTGTCGTGATCGACGACAACGCGTTCGCGATGCCGGTGCGAATGTCGGCGACGTTCATCCGACGAAGAACATGTTTCCGGCGACGAACGGTCGCAGCATCTCCATCACGGCCGGGTCTTCGCGCAGGCGGGCAGGACCCCAACCGTCCAGGCCGACATAGCCGCCGGCGAGGCTTTCGGGCCGCTTGTACAGGTCTTTAGCGATCAGCAACGTCGCCATGGCGACAGCGTCGGGAACGTCAGCCCACCCCCACTTCGCAGTGACCTTCACGGCTTTCCGACCTGACGAGGCAGTGAACCACAACGTCGACAGGGCGTGCAGGCCGGTGTACGGCCACGGCAACGCACCGACGAGACCGTTGACGGGCAGCACCTCGAAGTCGGTGTCGATCGTCCACGTCTGGTCGTAGACGCCGTCGTCGCCTGTGTCGACCTGAACGATCAGCCCGGTCGTAGACCAGAAGTCGTCGACTTCGACCAGCACCTCGTTGACTCGGTCGTAGTAGCGGGCCGTGGCGTTCGCGTCCTTGTAGAACCGGCGGCCACACAGAGCGTCGACTCGGCGAGACGCCGTCTGGATCGCCGTTTCGATCGTCGACTGCTGAACCGACGACGAGTCGCCGATCGCAGCCCGGAACTGCGCTTCGGTGACATAGCCGTTAGTGATTGCCACGTCACCCTCCTCGAGTAGCGAACGGGTTTACGAAATGGATGAGCAGGACCGGCAAGAAGAACCGGGGCGGGATCTGGCCGGCGGCCGCCACCGCGAGGGGCGGCCATGCCCACTGGTACAGACGGACCGTGTCCGTCGCGATCGCACACTGCCCGTAGCCGACAACGATTGTTGCGAGCAGGGCGACGGTCGGGTCGGCGAAGCCGAACAGGCAGGCACCCCACGGCAACACCCACACAGCAGGCGGTAAGTGCCGGTGGTATTTGCGGGACGCTCGGATCGGATGGTCCAAGATCCACCGGTTCTCGTCGTCGAGGACATCGTCGCCCGGTTTCTGCAACGCTCGGATCGCGACCGGGACCAGGCCGATCAGCAGGATCGGCGTCCAGGCCCACAGGGCTGCGAACACCGGGCTGGTTTCTTTGATCGTCCCGGCGATCAACACTGCGACGATCGCCAGCCACCACACGTCGTGCTTCGCAGCAGCAGCGGCCAACAGGGCGACCGCCATCGCTGGCAGGTCGACGAGGACCGGGTAACGCCAATGGAACGGGATCACGCCGGCCAGTCCGGCCGGGATCACCGCAACGAACAGGCCCCTCCAACCAAACCCGCCGTACCAGAGCGCAGCGCCGCATAGCAGTGCAGCAGCTCCGGCTTGTACGGCTCGCCAGTTCGCAGGCTCCGGCCCGCACAGGCGGGGCAGCAGCCACCGGTAGTGGAACGGGCGGGCCAGCCGAGCTCCTTGAGCGAGCGCCACATACCGTTCGCCGTCCGGCGTGATTTTCACTTCCGCAGTTCGACCAGGGTTTGCTGGTCTTGCCAGGTCCGTTCGGTCAGGAAGATCCCGCCCTTGTCATGCGACGTTTTGATCGCCGTGTTCACGAAGATCGGGCAGTCGACACCGGCAACCCGGATACAGAAACTGAGGTCTTCGCCGAACGGGTCGGGCCGTTTCGGATGTTGGATCGGCGTGAACCACACCGGCCCGAACTTCTCTCGGATCTTCTCGAGCACCGACCGGTGCACGACGAAGAACGCTGCGCCGGTCGCAGCAGACTCGACAAGAGCGTCCTGCGGATAGTCGGGCACGACCTGGAAGCCGACTTCGTCGTCGAGCTCGACCCATCGGTAGATCGTCGGGAACATCCGGTAATGGTCGGCTTGTAACTCCCAGTCGGTGTCGTCGCCTTTCTTCAGGCCGAAGCACAAGCCGCCGACCATCGGTCGGCTGGCCGGATCGGCCGACAGGAGCAGCCCGGCGATCGCGTCGTGAGCGAAACCCATGTCGCTGTCGCAGAACACAAGCCAGTCGGACTCGTGGCGGAGGAAGTCGGCGACGACTTCGTTGCGGCCTTTGACGATGTTGCCCGACCCGACTTTCTGGGCGATGACATGTGGGGCGGTGCCGGTCCGGCCGATCTCGAAGACCATCATGCGAGCCATCGAGAAAGCGAACGCCGAACTGACTTCGCCCGGATGGATGTAGGCGAACGTGGCCGGATGCCGTTTCGGGCTGCCTTGCCGCCGTTGTGTTTTGCGGCTCACGCCGTGCGGGCCCGCACGTTCCGACGTTCACCCGGCGTCGACGATGCTTCCTCGATGTCGGATTCGAACGCCCACGGGTAGGCGACGACGATCGGGTCGTCGTGCGCGTATGCCTGGCCGGGCTTCAGGGTGATCCGGGCATTGTTGGCTTCGGGATGTTCGACCGAGACGGGACCGCCTTCGGCACGAACTCGAACTGTTGCCATCTGTTTCCTCCTGGGTGGGGTGCGGTGGCCGGCCTGCAAGCAGGAGGACGAGCAGGCCGACCACCGCGTCATGTTCGGCCGTCAGGCCGAAAGTTCGGCTACGCCGAGGTCCGGTCCTGGAGGAGCCGGAATGCCGTGTCCACGAGGGAGTCGGCACCGTTCCGCCAGTGCATGAGCCAGCCGCTCCGTCCATCCGGCAGGTTGTTCGAGGTGTTGAACAGGTGCGGGATGTACTCGACGGACACCGACCCGGGCTTGTCCACGATCAGGTAGTTCGAGAAGTCGCCGAAGACGATCTCGTTGTCCTTGACCGTGGTGGTCTGGGTGGTGGGCATGTCGTCGGACTCGACGACCGGACGGCCGAGCAGCGTGCCCGCGGTGCCCTCACGGAGGTCACCGGAGAACGAGGCCGACACGGCGGTGCCGAGGTCCTTGATCGCCAGGCTGTACTTCGGGTTCATCACCCAGGTGCTGTTCGCACGGAACCGGACCGGGACGTTGAAGTACACGGTGTCGAGGTCGACGAGGCCGATGGTTGCGGCCGTCGTGCTGGTGATCTCGACGTTCGTGTTGGCGTCCAGGGCCGTGAAGATGCCGGTCGGCTGCGACGAGCCGGAACCGGTCGCGTGCGCGGTGCCCTCGAGCCGGTCCTTCGCGTCGGCGAACATGCGGAGCACGTCGGCCTGAAGGCCCACGATGTCCTCGAACGCCTCGGTCGAAACCTGCACGAACGCCTGCGCCTTGTAGAGCGGGACCGACACCTGAGCGAACGACGGGCTGTCGTCCGACACCTCGGCGAGTTCCGCATCCCACGACGCCGTAACGCCCGCGGACGTGACACCGTTCCAGACGTTGCCGCTGGTGAGGGTCACGACCCGGCTGATCGCACGGATCGAGTTGCTGGTCCC